TGCAGCCATTATTAACGGTGGAACAGGAAGTTCTGGTGTAGTAATTCTTTCATTTCCAACATCAGGTGGAGCACCTGCGTCAACTACAGGCTCACCAACTATTACTACTGTTGGTGCTAATTATGTTTACACATACACAGGAAGCGGGAGCATAACTTTCTAATGGCACATTTTGCAGAACTAGATGAAACTAATACAGTTAAACAAGTAATTGTTGTACACAACAACGAACTGCTTGATAAAAATGGTAACGAATCAGAAGCCAAAGGCGTAGCCTTTTGTCAATCACTGTTTGGTAGTAACTGGATTCAGACTTCATACAATGGAAACTTCCGCAAGAACTATGCTGGAATTGGTTATGTATATGACCCAATTCGTGATGCTTTTATTGCGCCAAAGCCAGATGATTTTACAGATGAAGAAGGTAACTCATTTACTTTTATCTTAAATGAAAATACCTGTCAATGGGAAGCAACACCTACAGAATAATTAAGGAGTAGATAGTGGCCTACGGCGACGACATTACGGAAGGATTACCCTTTGTTCTATCCAATCCATCCGGTAACATCAATTACACAGCTACAGGCTACGCCTATGACATTGCTATTGCTGGCTTGCCTTTCTTTATCTCACCACTAGATGACTCACCTTATCGACGAGTAACAGCTCAGTATCGTAAGCAACAGATCGACCAGAGCCGTGAGCCTGGTGAGCAGACGCTTACAGGTTGGTGGTTACGTTCTCAGTCATCATTTCACTACGGACAAGGCATTAAGTTCTTTGAGCCAGTACAAGACGAGTCGCTTCGCTTCCAATACACAGAGTCCAAAGGATTAGATATTTGGACCAAAGGACAAGCTACCCTACTTAAGTCTGTAGATAACCAACATACAGTAACTGGTGGTATTCAAACCAATGGTCGTCCGTGGCAGTATGCCCGTTCTATCCAATGGGACAAGAGTAACATTACCTACAACGGCATCTTGCTATCTGATGAGTACGACGTAGACAAGGTGTTCCCACAAATCACTGTATCTATTACCAACAAGGCTCTAACTTCTAACGTAGCAACGCTGACTACAAGTGCTGCACACGGTTTATGTATCGGTATGCAGATTACTATTTCAGGTGTGGATGCAACCTTTAATGGTGAGTATCGCATTACATCTGTGCCTACCACTACAACATTTACCTATGCCAAGACTGCTAGCAACGTAGCATCTACTGCCGTATCTCCAGCAGGTACAGGTGTGGCAGAAGTTATTCACTTTATTGACTACAACGCAGGTTCAGACTATCCAGTATTTGCATTATGTGATGATGGTGTCTATGCCTACTGGGTAACCAACGTACTTAACGCTGGAACTCCACGCCTAAGAGTGTACAAGAAGTTGCTATCTGCTGACGCTTCAGTATCTCCTACCTTAATGATTACTGAAAACAGCATTACTGTAACTAATGCTGTAATGGAGTACACCAAAGAGCGTATTGTGATGTGCGTTAATGACAAGGTTTATGAGTTTGCATCTAGTGCTACAACGTTACCTACTGCAGTTTATGAGCACAATGACCCAGAGCACATTTTTACCAGCATCACATCAAGTGGTACTGCTATTTATGTAGCAGGCTACTCAGGTATCCAGTCAAACATCTACAAGTTCACACTTGATACCACTACCGGTGCTATGCCTACCTTGGCACAAGCAATCACCGCAGCTGAACTACCAGTAGGTGAGACTACATTTAAGATCTCGTATTACCTAGGCTATATGTGCATCGGTACTAACCAAGGTGTACGCATTGCTCAGATATCAGATACCGATGGCTCTATTGCCTATGGTCCACTGATCTTTGAAACAGAGCAACCAGTCTATGACTTTGCTTTCAGAGACAAGTTCATCTGGTGTACAACAGGTGTTGACGGCCAAGCAGGCGTGACTCGTATCAACCTAGGCCAAGAGATTAGCCAGTTAATCTTTGCTTATGCTTGGGACCTATATGACCCAGCAGATACTCTAGGTCACTACACCACAGCGTGTGCTTTCTTGGGTGATACTAACCGTTTAGGATTTTGTAACGCTGGCAATGGCTCAGATGGAACTATTTACATCGAATCTGCAACAGAGTTGATTCCCAGCGGTTCATTACGCACAGGATACATTCGTTACAACACGCTTGAGTCTAAGATCTTTAAGTTGATTCAACCACGCATTGACACAACAGATGGTGCCTTTGCTATGGAATCAATTACAGCAGAAGGTACTGCATTTAATATCGGTACATTCTCTCAAGGAGATACAGTGCCAGAGGTAAATGTTAACTATCCAACTGCTGCTCAACAATATCTTGGCTTTAGATTTACTATGTATCGTTCTAGTTCAAACTCAGCATTAGGCCCACTGTTTACTGGATACCAGGTTAAATCATTACCTGCTATCCCACGTCAGCGACTTATCCAATACCCAGTGATGTGCTATGACCACGAGATGGATAAGTTTAACAATGAGGTTGGCTACGAAGGCTCAGCTTGGGCACGTATGTCACAGCTTGAATCAGTAGAAAATGTCGGTGACACCATCAAGGTAGAAGACTTCCGCACAGGTGAGTCTTATATCGGTCTTATTGAAGAGATGGATTTCATCAACCGTACACCAACCGATAAGCGATTCTCCGGCTTCGGAGGATTGCTCCTAGTAACTATCCGGAGCGTTTAATGCAGGCACAAGACTACGCAACAGTAGCCGTTGCAGTATGCACAATTATTGGTGGATTTACAGCAGCTATTCGCTGGTTAGTAAAGCACTACCTGAATGAACTAAAGCCCAATGGTGGCTCTAGTTTGAAAGACTCTATTACACGATTAGAAGAACGCATAGATGACCTGTACCGATTGGTTGCAGAGAAATGAGTAATGATGAAACCTGTTGCCAAGAAAGCCACGCCTGCCGCTATTGCTGTACTTCGCCAGGCCACAGCGATAGCACCATTGCGTATGAAAGCCAGCGATGGCTTGCTGCCGTCGAAAGCGCATATCCATCAGAATCCCAACAGCGACCATAACACAGGCTACGCTGTAGATTTAACACACGATAAAGTAGCTGGCATTGATTGTGCTGACTTGTTTATCAAGTTACAAGATGACCCACGTGTAAAGTACTTAATCTTCAAGGGCCATATCTGGTCTAAGCAAAAGGGTACAGACAACTACACAGGTCCTAACCCGCATAACAAGCATCTTCACATCTCAATCAAAGACGAGTGTGGAGATGACACTTCCCCTTGGTTCCCTTGGCTGGGTAAACCAAAGGCTGTCAATAAAGTAAAGGCTAAGTTAAAGCCTCTACCTAAGAAGAAGGAGAACCAATGAACGCACAAGTAAAAGCAGTACTCGCAACATACCTACGTGCAGCAGTAGCATCCGTGCTAGCGCTGTACCTAGCAGGTATCACAGATCCAAAGACTCTAGCTATGGCTGGAGTATCTGCAGTAGCAGGTCCACTGTTGAAGTGGCTAGACCCAAAGGCTACAGAGTTTGGTCGCGGTTCTAAGTAACCGATAGCGCGAGGCAACACAGGAGGTCGGTCCCGTAACTGGGACCGGCCTTCTTTTTTTATGCCGTTTTGTCGACGGAGCAGGGAACTGTTACAAGATTGCCACAACTGACACAGGTTGCATCAAGAAAGTACCAGACCAGTTCGTAGTCCTCAAAGGTACACATAACGTTGAACACCTGCGACCCACAAGGACATACGTGGATGGGTCCTAACTGTCTTAAATCGGTCCCAAAAGGCTCAGGAATGCCATCGTAGCGGTGACGTAAGGATTGCAGGGTGAGTAGACGGAGCAGGCGGTAGACTGTACCGTTGCTACCGCGACCCTCTAAGGGTCGCCGTTGCTGTTTAATTCGCCTCACGGCTCATATTGTAGTGACAGCCAATAGTGTCGCAGGTGCGACACGCCGTTATGATGATAGGATGCAGCTATGACAACTATCGCAGGTATCCAAGGTATCGATTACGCTGTGCTAGTTGCAGACTCGCAGATCACAGAAGACAATCTCGTGACTCTAGCTACGAGTACACCCAAGATAGTCGAGGTAGGTAAGTTCCTCGTGGGTATCTCAGGTGATACAAGACCAGGTGACATCCTTTCTTACAACTGGAAACCACCGACCTATCGAGGTGAAGATCCCGTCCAGTTTATGGGAAAGAAAGTAATTACCAGTATTAACTCAGCTTTTAGTGACAACAACTACGACTACAACAAGGTGGATAAAGATGGCGGATTTGATTATCTCATTGCTTTTAACGGTAATATCTTTAGGATTGCTTGCGACCTCTCTTTTTTCCAAAGTGATGTCGGAATTTACGGCATTGGTAGTGGTGGTCAGTTTGCTCTTGGCTACCTTGCTTCAATCGTTAAACCTGATATGGAGTTAGCCTACGCAAAGCGACACGCCCGTAAGGCTGTTGATATTTCTTCGGTACTTGACGCTAATACTGGCAAGCCTTTACAGTTGGTAGTACAAGAAAGACTCTAGGAGGAGTTATGCAAAAGAAGATCGGCAAGGCTTGGTTATTTTACGGACGCAGTAGTGGTATCGGTTTTGGTATCCACATTGATAAGTATGCTGTAACTGTTGACTTTCTATTTTGGTATGCAGGGTGGGAGTTCTAATGGAGCTTAAGACAATACCAATGACAGATGAATACGCTGCTCATTACTTTTATCAAATGGGTTGGATGGCTTGTCGTCTAGCATACAAACTACACGAAGAAGCAGATGAAGCTGGAGCATTTAGAGTATGACACACGATGAATTACTAGAGATGGTTGAGTTTCGTCTTGAGTGTGCAGAGTTAAAGTATTTACAAGAAGAAGCACCTGCTGTCAGAGCCTTGCTGTCAGTAGCGAAATTGCATAAGCCTGTTTTGAAATCAAAGGATAAATATATTTGCGAAGGTTGTAACTTATTTTACCCTTGCGAAACCATTGAGGTTATTGAGGAGGAGTTAGCGTGACGGATCCAAAGGAACTACTGCTCACTGCACTACGTGCAGGTGATGCTAAGCGTTCACGATCTACTCAGGTACAGATTGGACCATCAGAGGTAGGTGGATGTCGTCGTAAGGTGTGGTACAGACTTAACGACCAACCAGAAACTAATGACAACGAATTAAAGTTAGCTGCGATTATGGGTACTGCTATTCACGCAGAGATTGAACGAGCACTAGCAGATAACAAAGATGTTTTGATTGAAACAGAAGTTGAATACAACGGTATGAAAGCACACGTTGACTGCTTTGTACCTGGTACTGGTGATGTGATTGACTGGAAGACAAGCAAGGTCCGGAACCTTTCTTACTTTCCATCAAAGCAACAACGGTGGCAGGTACAGCTTTATGGCTACCTCCTAGCAAATAACGGCTATGCGGTCAACCGAGTGTCACTGGTAGCGATTGCCAGGGACGGGGACGAACGCGATGTCAAGGTTCACACCGAAGACTACGATGAGTCCATTGCACTAGAGGCACTCGGTTGGCTAGCGGCTGTTAAGGAAGCAAAGGAAGCGCCAGCACCAGAGAAGGATGCAAGTTACTGTCAGCACTACTGCAAGTTCTATGACGCAAGTGGGCAGATGGGATGCGTTGGTCTAAAAAAAGAACTTACGTTAGTCAGTGATGTAATCATTGATGACGTTGATGTTGACAAGAATGCACTGCTGTACTTACAGTTAGCAGCACAGATAAAAGATCTTGAGAAGCAACAAGACTCACTCAAGGCCAGCTTCGAAGGATTGCTCGGTGTAACACCTAGCGGTATCGAAGTAAGTTGGACAACTGTTAAAGGTCGTGAGACAGTTGACAGTAGCGAGGTAGAAAAACTACTTGGGTTTGTACCCAAGAAGGTAGGCGCTGAAAGCCAGCGACTATCAATTAAGCAAAGTGGAGGCAAGTAATATGGCTACAGAAGGTACAAAGTTTCAGATTAACTACAAGTTAAATGACGGAACACTTATCAATCTTTATGCAGGATCAGTAACAGAATTAGAAGCAGGTCTTGCAGACCTTGCTATGAATGCAATGAACATCCGTGCAACAGGACTTGAACTATCAGGTGGAGCAGCACCAGTTGCAGCAGCACCAACAGTTGCAGCAGTAGCTCAGCAATTTAATGCAACACCAGTTGCACAGACACCAGCTGCACCGCTTGCAGGTCACACCTGCCGTCACGGTGTAATGGCACTGCGTGAAGGAACATCAGCGCGAGGACCTTGGAAGGGCTATATGTGTGCTGCACCAAAGGGTGCAACAGACAAGTGCGACACTATCTGGGTTCGATAAATGCTACGGCGACCAGAACAATTTGAGTCGCCAAGTTGTGCAACAGTAGGTGGAGATTATTGGTTTCCTGAACTAGAGGCAGGTAAACCTAATCAATCAGAGGCAAGGTTAGCTAAGTCTATTTGCCATTCCTGTCCACACAAAGTTGAATGCGCTGAATGGGGTATCTACAATGAAGCGCACGGCATTTGGGGCGGTCTAACTAATAGAGATCGCCAAGCCGTCCGTCGTCAAAGAGGTATCAAAATTTATCAGGAGGATCAAAGTGCTTAATCTATCCCGTGCGTGGGGCGGTGTGCTTACCAAAGCAACACCACTGCCCGACGTATGGGTTGGCTTGGCAGCCAAACAGATTAAGTTCAGGCGTGGGCAGGTATGTATGGTTGCTGCCGCTCCTAATGCTGGTAAGTCAATGTTCGCATTGATCTATGCAATCAAAGCAAAGGTTCCTACCTTGTTCTTCTCAGCTGATACTGACACTACTACTGTGATGATGCGAGCAGCTTCGCATACATCAGGCCACTCACAGATAACTGTTGAGGCTAACTTGGCTAGCGATAGCCACTACTACGACCATCACTTCCAGAAGATTGACCACATCAAGTGGGTCTTTGATTCATCACCTTCAATAGATGACCTTGAGTTAGAGATCAGGGCTTACGTAGAACTCTACGGCGAAGCACCTGAACTCATCATCATCGATAACCTAATGAATGTGGCAGCAGAGACAGACAATGAATGGTCAGGACTGCGTCAGATTATGATGGAGTTACACGATATGGCACGTAAGACTGAAGCCTGCGTAATGGTATTGCACCACGTCTCTGAGCAATCAGAGTATGGATCCCCAAGCAAGCCACCTGCCAGACGTGCTATCCACGGAAAGGTCAGTCAGTTACCTGCACTGATACTTACACTGGGCTACGATCCCAACCAAGCAACACTTGCAGTAGCTGCTGTTAAGAATCGTTTTGGTCCACACACAGCAGATGCCTCCGATTATGCACAACTGCTAGTAAACTATGCAGCGTGTCAGATCGGTGACCAAGATGAATATGGCTGGATGTATCGCAAGGATGCACTGGCTGGATACCAGGGAGGGTACAACGTTGGCTAATACAGAGATGCAGTATGTAAAGAACCGCATTCAGAAATTGGAGAAGGACTTTGCAGCTTTTGCATCCCTCCTTATCCAAGCAGGTATCGTTGAGGTTAAAGAAGAAGATGGCGTGCAAGTCTATGCAGTAAACAAGGTTGCACTAGATGGCAAATAAGAACGGACGCAAGGGTTCTCAGTTCGAGACAGATGTTATGAAGTGGCTCCGCAATGCTGGAGTTATGGCAGAACGTCTGACAAAAGCTGGGGCAAAGGATGAGGGAGATATGGTTGTTATCATATCTGGAGAAACCTACATCCTTGAATTAAAGAACAGGCAGACGCTATCTCTGCCGGAGTTCTGGAGAGAAGCGCAAGTTGAGGCGCTTAACTACGCAAAGGCTAGAGGTCTAGGGGAAGTGCCTCTTTCCTACGTTGTAGTTAAGCGTCGCAACGCTAGCATCGAAGATGCTTGGGTAATACAAAACTTAAATCAATGGTTAAAGGAGAAGAAGTAAATGCCAGTACCAGGTGGAGAAATCACAACAACAGAACTATGGAGTAAACCAGATGCCGTCAGTAATCAAGTCGTTGAAGAAGCGCAGGAAGACAACACAGCGGGGGAAGCCGATGCCACAGAGCAAGAGGTGGTCGAAGGTGGAAGTAAGAAAAAAAGATGATCTGCCAAAACTGTCTTAAAGGTGGCGAGGAGAACAGCCTCGGTCACTACAAACGATCAGCTAACTGGCACGATAAGTGCGACTACAAGGGGTGCGTATGTCAACACAAGACTGGGCCAGGTCACACAAGAGTAACCGCATCCAAGCAAATGCAATCCCAATAGAACCAATCGTAAGTTTCTTCGGCGGTGAAGTACGAGGTGGCACCGGTGAGATAAGAGTCAAGTGCTTGATGCACAATGACTCACACAGATCTGCCTCAATGAACGTAGATACCAACCTTTACTACTGTCAGACCTGTGGTAAGGGTGGCAATGCAGTCAACATAGTCTGCATCCTAGAGAACTTGGAGTTTATAGATGGCCTCAAACGTGCAGTCGAAATTGCTTCTGGAAGCGGCGCAGCGATACGCACAGGCAATAAGTCCAGAGGTGCTAGACGCGCTAGCCGCACGTGGGATATCTGAATTAGTTGCAGCTAAGTTCCAACTAGGCACAGTTACCGAGCCACACAATGGACACGAGATGCACGAGGGTTGGCTGTCTATTCCATACATCACTGCCAGTGGTAGTTGTGTGGGCTTTAAGTTTCGACGTATAGATGATGGCAAGCCTAAATACGGCAGCCCAACAGGGCAGAAGGTACACCTGTATAACGTATGCGACATCACCATTGACTCACCACACATCGTGGTCTGCGAGGGTGAGTTAGATGCAGTAGTAACCAGCGGTGTACTTGGTATCCCAGCAGTAGGTGTACCAGGTGTTGCTGCTTGGAAGCCACACTTTCCCAAACTATTTAACGGCTATGAAACTATCTATGTTGTTGGTGATAATGACATCAAAGAAGATGGGTCTAATCCTGGAGCTGAGTTTGCTAAGCGTGTTGCTAACGAGGTAATGAACTCAGTTATCGTTACGCTCCCTCCTGGTTATGGATATAAATGATTATTACTTGGCTCACGGCGCTGACAAAACTAAAGAGTTGCTGGTTGGTAATGCCGGCAACTGATAATAGAGCGTGAGCGAGAACGTAAGAAGAAGTACTGGGTTGCCAATCGTGAGAGGCTTCTTGCCTATCACAAGGACTATATAAAGAAGAACCCTCACGTAAGCAGGAGGAAACAAAAGAAGTACTGGGCTAAGAACCCAGAAAAAGCTGAAGCATTTAATCGTAAACGCAGGGCAAGAATCAACAAAGTTCAACACATACCTTATACAAAAGAGGAAGTGCTTGAAAGATATGGAACTGACTGCCATATCTGCGGTACTCCAATAGATCTCAAAGCTCCACGAAAAGCAGGAAAGAAAGGCTGGGAACACGGCTTGCATCTCGATCACCTAATCCCAATATCTAAGGGTGGACCTGATACAATAGATAACGTACGCCCAGCACACGGAGCGTGTAACTTAAGTAAAGGCGCGAGAGGTGAGTAGAGACGAATGGTCACAGATGGTACAGATTTTGCAGCATATGGGCTTTCAGATCCTAGAGATCAATATGGAAACCGAGACTTTGTTAGTCCGTCCGACCCCAGCAAGGTAGATGAGGCTGTTCATCGCAGATGTCTGGCGTATTATGGATCAGGCTGGCAACTTACTGGTGCGTAAGCATCACGACTACGGCCCAAAGAACATTGCTCACTCACCAGGTGGACCACTTAATGGTCTGCGTGTACGTATGTGGGACAAGATAGCTCGCATCAATAACTTACTTGATAGCGGTGTACAACCCAGCAACGAGTCATTGCGTGACTCGTTCTTAGACTTACTGAACTACTCAGCTATTGCAATGATGGTACTCGATGGTGTGTGGCCTGAAGTGCAGGACAATGACTGAACTACACCCAGTTGTATATGACTTGGTTCCTTCGGTAGCAGGTACGATCTACCGCAGGTATAAGAACTATGTCGAACGTGATGACATCAAGCAAGAGTGTATGGCTTGGGCTATGACTCGCACTGCTTACATCACTGAGCAACTCAATGAACCTAATGAAGAGCGACGCAGGCACAACGAGCAGCGCATTGCATACCAGATGAGACGTGTAGCAGAGCGCTATGCTCGTAAAGAGAAGGCATCTAAGTCTGGCTATCAAACAACAGATGAAGCCTACTACGAGTCGGCCAGTATCGGACAGTTACTACCCTTTGTTATTGCATCAGTTATAGATGGCACAGTATTAGAACAGGTACAACAGATGGTCCAGGATGGACAACCAAAGGGTAAGTCCAGTCCAGCAGAAGGTGGCAACCTACTTGCTACTCTCATTGACATCAAGCGTGGGTACTTAAGCCTAGATGCAGATGAGCAGAAGTTACTACGTCTTAGACATCACGAGAGTTTTACACTACAACAGATTGCACAGGTGATGGAGTGCGCTGTCTCTACCGCAGACCGCAGATGCAACAACGCTATGCGTAAGTTGATTGAACAACTGGGAGGACAGAGTCCGTGGCAATGAAAGAACAAGATCTGTTTGACTATCTCAAGTCTAGTTTGTATCCAGATTTAGAGAAGGCACCTGGTATCTATGATGCCTTTGATTGCATCAGTGTTGCCGCTAGCCACTACATAGAACTCAAATGTCGCTACACTCACTACGATACGCTGCTGATTGAAGAGATGAAGTATCGCAAGCTGATAACGCAGGCTGCTGAGCGAGATCTAATCCCGTTCTACATTAACTCGACACCGAAGGGTGTCTTTTCTTTTGACCTGATGGATGTACCTGAACCTGAGTGGGTAAGCCATTGGATGCCAGCAACAACAGAGTTCGCACGCGTTGAAAAGGTTGAGAAGTTAGTAGGTTATCTACCCATAGAGGAAGCGGTGCAGCTATGAGACTAGCAATAGCAGATCCACCCTATTTAGGAAGAGCTAATCGTTGGTATGGCGATGGTTGTGGAGATGGCAATGGTATTGGTAGGGCTGATAATCACCCAGAAGCAAAACTATGGGATGATCCACAAACACATTTAGATTTAGTTCAACAACTGGAACGTGATTATGATGGATGGGCTATTGCACTTACTGTTCATAGTTTAAGTACCTATATGAAAGTTATTGAAACAGACTCTCGTAATGGTATTAGAGTTATGAGTTGGATTAAACCTATTGCTATACCAAGTGGTTCAAGAATTGCTACCAGTTGGGAACCTGTGATAGTTCGCGTTCCTAAAGAACGCAAAGGCTGGAAATCTGGTAAACGTATGAAAGATCATTTAATTGCAAACCCAAAACAAAATGGTTTTGTTGGTGCCAAACCTGAAGAGTGGACACACTGGGTTCTTGATGCTATGGGATACCAAGAAGGTGATACTGTTGATGATTTATTTCACGGCTCAGGTGCAGTAATGGAAGTCATAAAGGCGGTGCAGCTCTAATGCAGTATGACTATCGTTGCCCTGAGTGCAACAATGTATTAACTATTGAACGTAGTATCCACGAGGAACCACGTGAGCCATCTTGCTTTGATTGCCACGTCCCAATGATACGTAAGTGGGACTCGCCCTCTATCACCTTCAAGGGTAAAGGGTTTTACTCTACTGGTGGGTAGTGTATGCTTTAACTCTCGGCAAGCAACCGCTTGTAGAGTGCTAGCAAGAAGCCCCCGCCAGTTACGGCGAGGGCTTTTTGTTTGCTAGCGGAAAGGGTTAGAAACACTAGACAAAGATTAGCGTAGCGTACTATTCAGTTTTAAGAAACAAA